GAAGAACTTAAAAAGGCCGCACACGAAGCATATGAGGCAAAACTCGAAGCCAAACATGCTAAACGTGAATTGAATCAACTGAAAAAACAAACAAAGTGATTTATGTTTTTGGTGACAGCTGGGCATATGGTTATGGTTTGTCTGACCGAAACAATAACTTTGGCTCTCTCATAGGCCAACATTACAGTCAGCCTGTAGAAAATTACAGTGTTCCTGCAAGTTCAATGGGACATATTACATATGAGGTTATGAAACATGCTGAAAAATTTGAACCAGGTGATAGGGTTATTGTAATATTACCTCCCGATGTCAGATGGTATCAAATTAACAATGGACACGCTTCTAGTCTTTTTAATGGTATGGAACTATATGAGGATTGGTTAGAGAAACACGGCACAGAAGAGTGGTTTACATACAATCATAGTATGTTTATCTATACTTTAATAAACATCTGTAAACAAAAATCGGATATATTAGAAGATGTTGGACTTGTATTAGCGCACAATTATGGCAAGTTAAATTTACATTCTTATTTTCCTATAGACGATTATTTTCTTGACAAAGAACATAGTTTATGTTACCTTTTAACTGGTAAGGAATGGTGGGAAACAAATTACGACATTAATATTGATAATCATATGTCTGTAATTGAACACCCTAATTTTTTACCTAATGATAATCACCCTAATGAAACAGGGCACAAATTGATAGCAGATATGATAGTGAGGAGATTAGAGAATGGATTATCACAGACTAATTAATAATGCTACACGAGCATATGAAAATGCCAAGTCCGAATGGGCTAGAGAATATTGGTTGGAAGTTCTTGCAAAACTTTCACAAAACAATCAACTTCATTAACTTATAAATAGTGTTATGAAAACACTATCCTCATATATTGCAGAAGATGCACAGGGTAAAAACCTACACTTAGAACACATTGAAGATGATATTCTAAACTTTGGTGTTGTAGGTGCCCGCGCTTCTATAAATTTTTTGAGATCCTTGAGGGATATGCTTTCGGGGAGTTCTCGCTCATCCATAAACATGACTGTGAAATGGGATGGTGCGCCCGCAATATTCGCTGGAGTAGATCCTAGTGATAACAAATTTTTTGTAGCAAAGAAATCAGTATTCAATAAAACACCCTTACTGTATAAAACAGCAAGTGAGATTGATACTGATACAAAGTTACCACAATCATTGAAAAGTAAATTTAAAACCGCCCTTACTGAGTTCAGTAAGTTAGGTATCAATGGTGTTTTGCAAGGCGATCTTATGTTTACTAAGAGCGATTTGCAGTCGGAAACGATTGATGGTCAACGTTATACAACTTTCCAACCTAATACTATTGTCTATGCAGTGCCCTCGGGCTCGCCTCTTGATATAAAAATTAAACAAGCAAAGATAGGTATAGTTTGGCATACATCGTATTCTGGCAAGTCTCTCCAAGACATGAGAGCATCTTTCGGTGTAAACATAAAACCGCTAACAAAGCCATCCTCTGTATGGATGGATGATGCGTCTTATCAGGATATATCAGGACAGGCAACCTTTACTAAAACTGAAACGGATAGTATTACTCGGATCCTTTCAAGTGTAGGTCTGCAATTTAGAAGAATATCCTCTGCACAACTAAACACATTTCTTGCAATGCAAAATTCATTTACAGGAAAGATGATAGGTGCAAGTTTTAAGACATATAATAACAGTAAAGTTCGTGAAGGACAAAAAGTAACCAACCCCAAGTCACATGCTCAGGGCTATGTCAAATGGGTTGAGAATAAATTTCAAACCGAAATTGATAAACTAAAAACAGAAAAGTCTAAAAGTGCATTAGAACTAAAAATGAAAGAAACTGTGAAGGTTATTTCATCGCAGGTTAGTTTGATTGAAAATGTTACAGCATTTCAGTCAATGATTATTGACGCAAAAATGATAATTATAAACAAACTAAATACTGTTAAGAGTATTGGAACGTTTGTTAAAACTGACAATGGCTTTAAAGTGACAACACCTGAAGGCTATGTTGCTATTGACAGAATCGAAGGCAATGCAGTTAAGTTGGTTGATAGAATGGAATTTAGTTACAATAATTTCACAGCAATTAAGGCGTGGGACAAATGAGTAAGACTGTAATATTTGCATTTGGTAGAATGAACCCACCTACAAATGGTCATGGCAAACTTATTGCCAAGGTAAAACGCATGGCGCAACAACAAAGAGCTGACCATTTAATTGTTGCCAGTCATTCTTTTGATAAACTAAAAAATCCACTTGAACCAAGTAAGAAACTGAAACATTTACAAGCAATGTTTCCAGGCACAAACTTTGCAACATCTGATAAAACCAATCCTAATTTTATTAAACAACTTGGATTATTGACAGGCAAATATGATAACGTAATTATGATTGCTGGTTCGGATAGAGTTCAAGATTTTCAACGTTTGTTAGATACATACAATGGCAAAGACTTTACTTTCAAATCTGCTAAAGTAGTTTCTGCAGGTGAACGTGACCCAGATGCTGAAGGTGTTGCGGGAATCAGCGCAAGTAAAATGCGCTTGTATGCTAAAAATAACGAATTCAGTAATTTTAAACGAGGATTGCCTACAGGTTATCGAGGTGCAAAACAACTTTTCAAAGATGTCAGAGCTGGCATGGAATTGAAAGAAACATATAAATCATTCTCGCAGTTCTTGAGAGACTAACATGTCTAAAAAGCCTGACTTATCAGAACTTTTTCAAATGCTTTCTGAGGAGAAAGTTAAGCGTTCTGTTGAGCAGGATAAGAAAAGTAAAAAGTCTAAAAAAATACAAAAAGACTTTATGGAAGAATTCTCTGCTGAGATTAAAAAATTAAAAGAGCAAGAGGAACAACACAAACGAGATGTAGCCGCAATGGAGGCTTGGTTAACATCTCCGGTTGAGGAAAAAAATGAAGAAGTTGAAGAAATCATTGAAGAACATATTGTGGATATACCTGAAGTCCCTATCGAAATTGCAGATGAGCCGGTTCCCATAGAAGAAGAAATTGTAGCAGAAACACCGCTACAAGAGCAAGCCCTTAAATATTTAAATACCAAACGTCAGGAACTTACTGAAGAACAACAGTCTGTTAAGATACTTGAGAAGCAGATAGAAGATGTTAAGAAATCTATCACAAGTATTAGACTAGGACTTCAAGGACAAGGCGGCGGTGGTATTTCCAAACTTAGTCAGGCTGACGACATTGACCGAGCAACCGCATTAGTCAATGATAAGTTTTTAAAATACAATGCAACCACTGGTAAGTTTGTAGGTGCAGATGCATCAGGAGGCGCTGTTGATTTATCTGCGGTTGACCAAAATATAGTTCCTGCTACAACTGAAACATATGACCTCGGTACAACATCCAAACGTTGGAATGATTTGTTCCTAGCAGGTGAAACTATTGACTTGGGCGGCACAAAAATATCTAAGGATAGCAGTGGAGATGTTTCTTTTAAGGATAGTTCTAACAATTTGAAAAAAGTTATTGTTGAAGAATTGCACATTGGCACAGGTTCAAACAAACTAAAGTTAACACGGGATTCCAATGGTAAGTTAAAAGCACTTGATAATTCTAACGCAAAAGCTAGTCACAATGTAACATTCTCAGAACTTACTGGAACACCGACAACCATTTCAGGTTATGGAATCACAGATGCTTTCGATGGCGCATATGGTTCGTTGACTGGAACACCTACTATACCAACAGTTTCTAATGATTTTACTAATGATGACCATTCTAAACTAGATGGCATTGAAGCATCGGCTGATGTTACCGACACAGCTAATGTCACGGCAGCAGGTGCATTGATGGACTCAGAAGTCACCAACCTTGCACAAGTAAAGGCATTTGATTCCTCGGATTATGCAACAGCGGCGCAAGGTGCTAAGGCAGATTCGGCTATACAAAGTGGCGATCTTAGTCCTTATGCTACACTTTCCAATCCGACACTAACAGGAACGCCTGCCGCACCGACAGCATCGACAGGCACAAACACAACACAAATTGCAACAACAGCTTTTGTTCAACAGGAAATTACTGCTCTGAAAGCTCTGTTGTATGCGTATGACCAATCATAGGAGTTAGAATGAGACTTTCCAAAAATTTTACACTTGCGGAGTTTACAAAGAGTCAAACCGCAACACGCCGGGGTATTGATAATACTCCCAATGATGACCATCTTGAAGCGGCAAAGGAATTATTTGAAAACGTAGTTCAACCTGTTCGAGATAATTTTGGTTTAACTGTTATTAACTCCGGTTATCGAGGACCCGACTTAAATGAAGCTGTCGGGGGTTCATCCAAATCACAACACTGTAAGGGTGAGGCAGTTGATATTGAGTGCCCAGGTAAATCCAACTATGAAATTGCAAAATGGATTGAAGATACTTTGGACTTTGACCAACTTATCCTTGAATTTTACACACCGGGTATTCCTGATTCAGGTTGGGTTCATGTTTCCTACAAACCAGAAGGTAATCGTAAATCTATACTAACTGCCATGAAAGAGAATGGTAAAACAGTTTATAAGAATGGACTTATTGAATGAAGTGGGTTGTAGTTTTTTGGATCATCGGTATTTTTCCCGATGGAGATCTCGGCAGTCGTGAGTATCAAATGGTAATGTTTGAACCTATGTTCACGATGGAATCAGATTGTGTTCTATATTCTTTACAAGCAGAGGAAATTTATTTTCGAGAATTAACTGATAAAATACAAAATAATACAAACTATGTAGATTTTGATCTAGTCACAGAGCCTGAATGTAAACAATTAGACACTGAAAACATGGAGTTGATTGATAATGGACCGGATATCTAAAAGATTATATCGCAGACTATATAGACTAAAACAACGCAATACCCCGATAACAAGAGATGAACGTAATAATCTTATAAATAGTATAGGATTATACAAACTTGTGTCTAATCGTTCTAAATCGGTTGACCGCATTATACAAGAGCTGTTAAATGGATAAAAGTTTATCAGATTTTATTCCTTTAGAAGAAGGTGTAAATGACCCAGGTATCTTCAAGGCAGTATTCCTTGCGGGCGGACCTGGATCTGGTAAATCTTTTATGGTAGGACGCACCGCATTGCCTGCACTAGGCCTGAAAGTAATTAACTCAGATACAAATTTTGAAAATGCTTTGCGTAGAGCAAATATGGAACCTACTCCGGAAAATATTATGTCGGATGCAGGTCAGTCTATTCGCGCAAAAGCAAAGTATCTCACACAAAAGCAATTGAGCTTGGCAGTAATAGGCCGTCTTGGTTTGGTCATTGATGGCACAGGCAAAGATTACGATAAGATTGCAAGGCAAAAAGCAACTCTTGAAAACATCGGTTATGAATGTATGCTTCTGTTTGTAAACACTGATTTGGAAACAGCACAAGCAAGGAACCAAAAAAGACCGAGAACATTACCAGATAATATTGTCACCAGAATGTGGCAGGATGTTCAAAATAATCTCGGTAAGTTTCAAAATGCTTTTGGTAATAATCTGCTTATTGTGGACAATAGCGAAGGTGTAAATGCAGAGGCGGCATCATTGTCTGCTTATAGAAAAATTACTGCTTGGGTATCAACACCTCCTCGTAGTTACATTGCACAACGTTGGATGAAAAAACAAAGGAATATGGCAATGCACGAATCCTTAAAAGACTGGTTTGGTAAAGGCAAAAAAGGTGATTGGGTTCGTGTAGGAACCGATGGTGAAATTAAAGGTGACTGTGCGAGAGACCCAGGTGAGGGTAAACCTAAGTGTATGCCTCGCAGTAGAGCTCATAGTATGGACAAAGAGGATAGAGCAAAGTCTGCAAGACGTAAGCGGCGTAAGGATCCTGATGTAGATAGACCAGGAACAGGTAATAAGCCTATCAATGTAAAAACTGAGGCTATTGACAGACACGGTGTTTCCAAAGACGCAACAAAAGCAGAACTGAAAAAAATTAGATCCAATCCTAAATCTAGTAAGGGTGCCAAGGATCTCGCACATTTTAAACTGAATATGCACCATAATGAAGAAAATATTGACGAAAAATGCTGGGACTCACATAAGCAGGTAGGCATGAAGAAAAAGGGCGGCAAGATGGTTCCTAATTGTGTGCCTAAAAACGAGGACCTCGAACCAATGCCTAAACTTTCTAAACTAAAACCTGCTAAATCTCCCGAGCAGAAAAAACTTATTAAGGGTAGAGAGAAAGATAAAGTTTTCTCTAGTATTGCTGTTGAACAAACAGAACTAGAAGAAATTTCGATGTCAGATAGAGTCAAGGCTAAAACTCTTTACAAAGATAAGTATGCAAAACTAACTAGAGCAGTTATCTCTGATTACAGAAAAGATAAGCAAAGAACAGGCACAGCAAGGCATGGTGTTTATTACTATGCCGGTGAAGTTCTCCGCAAACTAGGGGGTCGCAGTCAACTGAATTCTAGAATACTTGGTGATATGGCCGCACAAAAGTTGGGTGAAGAATATAAGTATGAATGGGGAACACCTGAAGGCACACAATATATGAAAGCTGTTACACCAGGTGAGCCAGGCAAAACTACTAAGAAAAATAAAACGAAATCCAAGAATCATTACAAAGCAGTAGATCAAATGACGGAAGATGTTGTAACAGAAGCAGTTGAATTGTTGGAGAAAAGTAAACCAACAAATCCAGGACTATGGAGCAGAGCAAAGTCTGCCGCAAGAGCAAAGTTTGATGTGTATCCTTCTGCTTATGCCAATGGTTGGGCTGTTCAATGGTATAAAAAACGAGGCGGCGGTTGGAGATCTGTAAAAGAAGGTGAAGAGCCAGAAGGCGATATCTTTGCAGAAATGTATAAGTCACCTGCACACAAAAAACTACAAGGGTTTATGAACAAAAATCGCAAATCTTTCGCATATCAAAATAAAGTAAGAAGCATGGGCGGAACTCCTTTGAAACCAGGCGAACAAAATAAAATGGTTTCCACAAAAGAAGCGACAGATGACGAGGAAAATTTTAAACCTCACATGATGTATGACCCTAAAACAGGCAAGGCTGTTAAGGCAAAGAAATATGCCGACCATATTGCATTGGGTAAAAAAGGTTATACACATGATAAGCCTGAAATGAAAGAAGAAAATGGTATTGAATGTCAGGACGGGCATTATTATTGTCGCCAACGTAAGGCATGTGTTCCAATACCAAAAGGTTATAGGGATCGCGGAGACGGATTTATTGTAAAAGAAGAAGTTGATGACGCAGAATATCTACAAAATCTTCATCAGATTGAAGTTCATGGGTTTTCAGATAATGAACTTAAAGCAATGGAACTTGAAGTTGATCAAATGACATTTGATGATTTTGTTGATCTCGGAATGTATGACGAAGAAGAACTTGAAACTGTAGAAGCAGATGTTAGCGACTATGAGGGTGACATTAACGTAACAGAAGTATTGTCAATCCAAGGTAGAATGAAACGCCGCTTTACTGCAAGACGCAACAGACAAAAACTTAAGGTTGCTCGTATGCGTAGAGCTCGTATGGCATCAAGTCCTGATAGAATCAAACGCCGTGCCGCTCGAGGTGCTCGTAACATGTTTAAGAAACGTCTTGCTCGAGGCAGAGATGTTGGTGCAATGCCGCCTGCAGAGAAGGCTCGTATTGAAACAATGTTGAAGCGTTTCCAACCAATAGTTAGTAAACTTGCACAACGTATGATTCCCACAGTAAGACGTGCAGAAATTGGCAGACTAAAAAAACGTGGGGCAATGCAGTCTCAAAAAGCCAAGAAGTTTAAGATTTCTAAGGGCGGTTCTGCTTCCAAGTATAAGGCTAAGAAGTTTAAAATTAAAAAGGCTAAGAAGTGAAGCCTAATAAATATTTAAAGAAGCCTAAACTAAAGGATATTCCGAAAGAGGAAGCAATGAAAAGGCTTTGGAAAGACAATAACAAAGTAGGGTCGGGTAAGAAATGAAAACGTTTGTAGATTTTATTAATGAAGATATGTCAGGCATGACAGTAAAAGGTGGTCACAAACTTCCCGTATCAAAGGGTGCCGGCCTTACCAAAAAGGGCGTTGAAAAATATCGCCGTCAAAATCCAGGCAGTAAATTGAAAACTGCCGTCACTACACCTCCTAGCAAATTAAAGCCAGGCAGTAAGGCAGCCAAAAGACGTAAATCATTTTGTGCAAGATCCAGAGGCTGGACAGGTGAACGAGGTAAAGCTGCCAGACGTAGATGGAATTGCTAATCCCACAATAAATATATTATGCTTAAAAATATTGACCTCCATGTAGATTGGGAACAAATGCACTCTGACTATGAAGAGGTGCTATCAAAGGCACTTCCTAATGGTTGGGACGAATCCGCTTTGATTGAAGGGCGGCAGATTAATTTAAGGGGAAAGGATTTTTTAGAGAAACAATACGAATCTAAAAAACCTACACCTGAATTGTATAAGTTGTTTAGTTTCTGGCACCCAGAAACACCTAAATACACAAGAAATATTATTGATTAAGTTTGTTATATAACAGGACATAAATTAGTTAGGGCAAGATATTTGTGTTTACCTCCTGGTAAAGGGTTGTCATATCATGAAGATTTGGGTGAAAGAATACACTTTGTTATAGATACAAACCCACAATCACTGTTCTTTTTTGTCGGTGAAGGTGTTTTCCATGAAAATTTACAACCCCATCACTTACCCTGTAGCAATAATTTTGTTAAAGTTAACACCACAAAAACACACTTTGTTTATAATGCAGGTCATACTAATAGAATTCATTTGGTAATTTCCTAATCCTTATAAATAATATTAAACAATATCCTAAGGGGTTTACCATGGCAGTAAAAAACGAAATGCAAACAATCCGAGAAACACTTCTCGGTGAAGCGGCAGACCGCCGCAAACTAGATATGTTGGTGCGTCAAGGTATGATGTCACCGGCGGCACTTCCAATGTTACATAGAGGATTGGATAAACTACAACAGGGCAAAACACTTAATCCTATGGAGAGAGATGCTGTTGCAAAAGTTGTAGATTCTCTGATGTATATTGTAACTGGTGATGATACAGTGTTTCAGAAAGCCCGTCAACATACACAAAAAAACAAATATCAGACTGAGGATATTGAAGAAGTCGAAGAAAAAATGGACATGAAAAAAGCAGACATGGGAGACGTAATTAAGGACTTCCAAAGCTCTGATGCTCCACAGTTTAAAGGTAAAACAAAAGATAAAAAACGTGAAATGGCAATCGCCGCTAAACTTTCTGCTGAGGAAACAGAACAGCTCGATGAGTATGGTAATTACTCAGTGGGAATCAAGGGTCAAGGCGGAACTACCGTGAAGGCTCGCTCTGATAAAGAAGCAAGCCAAAAAGCATTTAAAAATATGGGCATTGCTGACCGCCATCGTAAAACAATGTCTCACACTGTTAAGAAAGTTGGAGAGGAAACTGTTGATGAAAATAGAGCAGCTTTCTCAGGCGCGGCTGATAGAAATAAAATGCTAGGAAAATTACAAAAGGCTGGTAAGACTGCTTCTGAGATAGGTGACCCGAAAAAACGAGCCGCCGCTAAAGCCGCACTACCTAAAATAAAGAAAAGATTGGATTACGGAATGAAAGAGGAATCTCCCGCACCAGATAATCTAGACAGTTCTTATAAAGCCAAGTTTGCCGCAATGTTGAAAAAAACAGGCAAGTCTCTGGCTCAAATGTCTGATGAAGAAAAGAAAAAGTTTTTCAATTCTGTTGATGACGCACATAAAGCCAAAAACGAGGAAATGCAGACAACAGGTCCGGGTGTAAAAATGATGAAGCCAGTGAAAGGTGTTGGTGGTAAGACACAAAAAGTGGGCGGTAAACTTTCACAGCCACCTCGCAAACCTAATCGTTTGAAGCCAGATCCTATGATGACAAAAAGTGAAGAAGCCGTTGATGAAGGTGCTATGAAACGTATGGCAACTCAACAACAAACTGGTGAAAAAGGCTCTGGTCTTGAAACATACAAGAAGAAGCCAGCCGCTAAGGACACAATGGTTGCCAGTCCAAAGACACAGCGTGTAAAAATGACGACAGCTAAAGCTGCCAAGAGAATGGTTGCAAAAGGTGCTGTATATGCTGAAGGTGAAGGTGCTTACGATTCCGAAGAAATGCGTTCTAAAACACAGCGTAAACTAAGACGCATGTCCTCAATGAAAGCAAATCAGGAAAAGCAAACTGACCCAGGAATCAAAGAAGACGCTCGTTCTGACGCTCGCCGTGCGATGCGCTCCGACAGTAAGGGTATGGCTCCTCTGAAAAGGCCAGGTGCAACCAAAGCTCACACAGGGACTAAAGCCGGTGATGAAAAACACGGCGGTCATATTGTCATGCAATTGCGTAAGGCAGTTTCTATTAGTAAGCCAGTAAGATTTAAAGACGGCTCAACTAAACCTGTCAGTAAGGCACATGCACACAAGTTTCTTTCCAAATATAATGCAGGTAAACCTGCTGAGAAAGAAGCGATGCACGGAGCCCACGATTCACATGACGCCTTTATGAAACACATAAATAAATAAGAATTAACAAAAACCCTTACAAGGAGAGAAAAATGTCAGGTTGGGGAAAAGCGGACGATAAAACGTCCACAGGCACGATTACTATAACCGCGCCTACCATTACTTTCAACGGCGCATCTGCCGTAGGTAGTAATGTTATTACTTCATCTGCACATGGTTTCCGCAACGGAGACTATGTAAAGTATGTTGATGGAGGTGGGACCCAAATTGTTGGTCTTACAGATACGTCTAGTTATTATGTGACTAATGTAACTACAAACACTCTACAGTTAGCGGATTCTTATCACAAAGCTATGATGAACGTACCTCAACCATTAACAATTACTGATGGTGCTGGTGCTTCTCATGCGTTGACTCTTGAGCTCGACAAGGCACATCGTGTTACTGTTACTGGTTCAGGAACTGGATTTACTACAGAAGCCGCCACTGGTGATGTATTGGTAGTAGGTTCACAAGAACTGTTGATTACTGAAATTGCCAGTGATACTGTTTGCACAGCTATCGCATATGATAGACAGACTGCACCTGCCGCCGTTTCTGGGCAAAACTTTACATTGAACGAGAAACCAGTCGCACTTGGTTCAGATGCTAACACTGATAACACATTGGTGTTTGGTGTTGATAATACTGAACTTGTTCGTGGTTCGGACAATATTACAAGTATCGCAGTTAACGTTGAAGGTACACAATACTTAGAAGTTCCTACTGTTACAGTAACAGGTCCTACTGCAAGAACTATTGCTACGACCGCCGTAACAACTGCTTCTAACAGTATTACCATCACAGATCACAATCTTACTACTGGTGCTAAGTTGACTTACGCTGATGCGTCTGGAACTGCAATCACTGGTTTGTCTGATGGGACCACTTATTTTGTAATCAAAGTTGACAACGACACTATTAAGTTAACAGGAAACTTGGCCAATGCAAATAGTGGAAACCCTATTGCTATTTCTGGAACTGGTAATAATTCACAAACACTTACAGGTGTAACTGCTACTGCAACTGCTACTGTTGCCGGTGGTGTTGTGACAGGATTTGCTGTGTCTGAGGTTGGTAGTGATTATGTTACTGCACCAACTGCCACAGTCGATGTTCCAAGAAGAACTATTCCTACTTCTGGTGTTACAACTGGAACTGATACTATCGCTTATACAGCACACGGTCTTTCAGTAAGTGACCAAGTTCGCTATCAAGATGGTGGTGGCACTGCTCTTGCTGGTCTGGTAGACAACACAACCTACTTTGTGAAGGCAGTGGCTGATGCGAATAGTTTCACACTTGCTGCCACAGATGGTGGCACTGTTATTAACTTAACAGGAACAGGTAACAATGCACAATTCTTTGAACTTCTTAGTGCCACACAAGCAACTGCTGGAGTAGCATTGGGAACAGGTGCCCCTGGTGACCAAGGTTCAAGTGCACCTCACTCTGGTTGGATCCGCCGTAAGGAACTTACAGGCGCCCACGCTGGTCGTGTGCAATATGAAGTTCTTGTTGCTATGTCTAAAAATGGCATTACAAGTGACGCGGCTGACGATACACAGTTCTCAGAATAGGACTGACCAATGGCTGATCAAAAACTGAGTGAACTGACTGCCGCAACTAGTGCCGCATCTGCAGATACAATTTATCTTGTGCAGGGCGGTTCTAGTAAAAATATTACGTTAGCAAATTTATTTGCCGATGTTGATACAGATGTCAAATTCGGCGATACGATTTCAATCGACGACTCGGAAACATTGACCAGTGCCGGTGCAGTGTCCGTTGCAAAAACTGTTACTATTCTTAGTAACCCAGGTGCATCGGGAACACTTACTATTGGCACTGGTTCAACCGGTCAGATTAAAATTATTGTTATGACTGCCAATACAGGTTCACGCACTTTGACTCTAGACGATTCAGATCTAGGACATGATACTGTTGCATTCAACAATGCCGGCGATACCTCAACTCTCATATATATTGGGAGTAAGTGGTGGCAAATCGGTGGCACGGCTACTGTAACAAATTAAGTGGGATTATGATTGATCTAAATGATGAAAACTTTTTAATCTTTGCAATAAAAAATTATAATAACCCAGGATGCGAAGGGTTGAGTGATTTAGAAGAAGATCTTAAAAGATTTAAATATATTAAGCGATTATTTCGCAGGTATGAAAAGAATAGTGTATTAAGTGAAAGGTTGATTATCAATCATTTAGTAGTATTATACAATGTCTTTGGTGAGTCTGCTACAAAAATGCTTTTCTTCAAAATAGAAGAAGAATATTGGGCAGTTATGAAATCATTTTTGGTATATCTTAATAGACTACCAATAGAACAAATCGGAGGAAGTGAACCACATATTCCTCTCGATGCAAATGTTTTAGAAACTTTGAGGAAACTTTAATGTCCCGTTTTGTAGATGCAGTTGTAGGTTATAGGATCTTGCGTATGTTGGCAACGCCAATTAATCGTAGTGATGCGTTTCGCCTTGGCATTATAGACAAGGACGGAGACAAAGTTAAGGAACCAGTTTCATCGGAAGAATTAGACGCTTACTCTCTCCTACAGCGTTTTATCTTCAAGGTGCAAAAGGCCTTAACAAGATCCTCAGATAGAAATGCTAAAAGGTTGCTTACTTTTGCGGCCGCCATGGCTTTGTTGCGTGAGAACGAGGAACACTTAGAAGACTTAGAAGAAAACGAAGACTTTGATGTGTTGCTGGAACTCTATATGAGTGATGAAAAAGTCCAACAACAAGCTAAACTGTTAGAAACTAATACACTATCTTTTAAGAACTTTCTTACAGAGAATGACGTAGAAGAAGAAAACAGTGTAGGTGGCGGCGCCATTGCAGGATTGGGTGTCGGTGACCAGGGTGAACCTGGAAGACCAACAAACAAAATGCCAATGTTCCGCAGAAAGAAGAAACGTCGTGGCGGAAACACTAAAAACTAAAGTCGCAGTCTTAGAGACTGAAGTTTCTAAGATGGGAGAGCTTTTTACCAAGCTCGATACCACTATCGACCGCATCACGGATATCTCCAATTCCATTAACCAAATGCTCGTTGTCCATGAGCAAAAAATACAGCAAAATTCGGAAGATACTGAGGACTTATTTCACCTGACTGAAAAAAGGCGTATCGAAAATGATGAGCAGTTGCGAGAACTACACTCTCGCATAACAACCAATGGCAAGGAAACCCGTCAAGAAATGAACGCAAATGTAATTAAAATAATGCACGCCATTTCTGAGATTAAGGATGCCATGCTAGAAAGAGAGAAGATTATTCGTAACGAACAGTCTGGTCTCGAAAAAAGAATAACCGACCTTGAGAAGAAAAATTGGTTCTATATGGGTGCCGCGGCTGTAATTGGTTTCCTTGCTGGTGCCTTTGATTGGATTTCATCAATCTTTTCTTGACATATAGTAAATTTTACTATATAACTAGATTATGAGTTTATACATTGATACAAAATATCTGACACAAATCTCCCATAAATTCGAGATCTTCAAAAAGAAGAATGACTATCTTTGGAATGTCCGTTGTCCTATCTGCGGTGACTCTCAAAAAAACAAACGCAAGATGCGTGGATACTTTTTCCGTAAAGATAATGACTTGATGTATAAGTGTCATAACTGTGGTCATGGCGCACATTTTGGCACCATGTTGAAACAAATGGACACGTTACTTTATAAGGAATATGTCCTAGAACGTTATGCTGATGGTGGTAATCGCAAAAAGTTTGGCACAGAACGAACAGTAAAGGAAGTTGTAAAAATAGAGAAACCTGAGGTTAGTCTATGGACACAACTAATGGACTGCCTATATGACTTGCCTGCTGACCATGAAGTAATAGAATATGTCAATGGCAGAGGATTGCCAAAAGATTCACACAAAAGGCTTTATTTTGTAGATAATATCAAGAATGTAGTTCAATTGAATTATAAGTATAAAGAGAGTATTAGAACAGAAGAGCCGCGTCTTGCTATTCCGTTTGTAAACGAAAATGGTAAATTGACAGCATTGTCTATGCGTGGTATGAGAGGGGAAGCTCTTAGATATATCCTTATTAAAATTGACGAGGATGCTCCTACAGTATATGGTATGGATAACGTTGATAAGACACTACCTGTAACCGTTGTAGAGGGCCCTCTGGACAGCCTGTTTATTAAAAACAGTATTGCATGTGCCGGTACCTCCTTCAATAAGATTGAGGAGTTGGGTCTTGATAAGGATAATACAAGGATTGTTTTTGACAATCAACCTAAAAATGCAGAAGTCTGCAAACTTGTAGAAAAGTATGTGGGCATGGGCTATAAAGTTGTTATATGGCCTGAAACTATTGGCGAGAAGGATATAAATGATATGGTAATTGCTGGTATTAATGTTCAGGACATTATTGATAGTAATACATATCAAGGCCTTTCCGCTAGAATGAAATTTACATCATGGAGAAAAATATGAGCGATGTGAATCTAATTGCCCTAAGTAAACCATCGGCTGTTACAGATTGTAAAACTGCCGCTGAACTTATTGCATACACAGCCCGTGTAAGTAACCCAGGCAATCAAAGTAATAAAACTACAGCACCTAAGTTGTTAAGGTATCTTATCAAAGAAAAACATTGGTCGCCATTTGAGATGGTTCATATGACTATGGAAATTAAAACAACTAGGGACATTGCCCGTCAAATTTTACGACACCGTTCCTTTTCTTTTCAGGAGTTTAGCCAACGTTATGCTGAGCCTACTGAATGGAAATTAAAAGAAGCAAGACTGCAGGATCTAAAAAATCGTCAAAATTCTGTTGCTACAGATGACGAGGAGTTAAACGAACTATGGGATCAAGTGCAGGAAAAACTTATCAAAAATGCTGAGGATGCCTACAGGTGGGCATTAGATCGAGGCATTGCTAAGGAGCAAGCTCGTGCGGTTTTGCCTGAAGGCAACACAGTTTCTGTATTATATATGTCAGGCACTTTACGTTCGTGGATTCATTATTGTGAATTGCGAGGTGGGCATGGCACACAACTTGAACACATTGAAATCGCACAGAAGTGCTGGGAAATTATTGGTGTTCACTTCCCCGATATTGTAAAAGCATTGGAAGAATAATGGGTTTAGGATTCAACGATGGGTTTGCCCCCGAGGATTATTCCTTTCAAGAGCCGTTAACTAGGCTTACAGAACAGTTCTGGGATGTTGATGCTTTGCGGCGGGAAGCTCTTGAACAAAAACAAAGTGCCTATCTGTTTCCAACAAAGGCTGTTACAATTAGAGCAGTCCCACTATCAGATAGAACTCCTGAATTGACAAGGATGTTTAAAGAGTTTACTAAAAAGTATGGAGACAATTTTGGTTTGACTTCCTGTTCATATATGTATATTGATGCGGGTGAGGAATATCCTTATCATGTAGATAATGTTGTTGGACAAAAAGTAAGTGACCTTCCACCTGTTTTATGCACAATCAATATACTTGTTGAGGGTTCAGAAACAGCCGTAGAATTTAAAAATCTCGGCGAATATACATATAAGGCAGCTGTGTTTAACACGTCTGTTATGCACCGCATCACACCTAAAACTGATAGAATTATCGCACGGATTTCATTTAGAGAACTGTCCTTTGAAGACGTTGTCCAGAGAATAAAAGGTTACATAGAAATAGACCCAGATAAACGTGAATGGGAATATGCCGGTGACGGCACAAAAATATATAAATTAGAAGCTGGCAAACCAACTCCAACAGAATACGAGAAGTAAATGGCAAAAAGAGAATATTTGGGTCTACAGATTGATGAATCGCGTGACGAGTTGTTTGATAAACTTGGCGTTCAAAGATTACAAGAAAGCTACATGCGTGACGAGGAAACAACTCCTCAAGAAAGGTTTGCGTATGTAAGTAAAGCATTTGCTACTGATGATGAACATGCACAACGCCTTTATGAATATTCTTCTAAACATTGGTTGTCCTATTCTACACCCATTCTTTCATATGGCAGATCCAAACGCGGCATGCCTATCTCATGTTTCTTAAACTACATTGAAGATACAGCCGACGGACTTGTGCAAAATTTTAGTGAGACTGCATGGTTGTCCATGCTTGGTGGCGGTGTAGGTATTGGCTTTGGTATTCGTTCTGCTGATGATAAATCTACAGGCGTTATGCCTCACTTAAAAACTTATGATGCATCTTCACTTGCATATCGTCAAGGTAAAACAAGGCGGGGAAGTTATGCCGCCTATCTTGATATCTCACATCCTGATATTCTGTTGTTCTTGGAAATGCGTAAGCCGACTGGTGACCAGAATATGAGAACCTTAAATTTACATCATGGTATCAATATTAGTGACCGCTTCATGGAAATTGTTGAGCGTTGTATGCAAGACCCTGATGCTGATGATGGTTGGAATCTATGTGACCCACATAGTGGTGCAGTCCGTGAAACTGTATCTGCAAAGGCGTTGTGGCAAAAAATTCTTGAGTTGCGTATGGAAACAGGTGAACCTTATATCCATTACATTGACACAAGTAACCGCAACCTGCCAGAGTTTCAGAAAGAACTAGGACTAAAAATTCACCAGTCTAATCTTTGTTCTGAAATTATCCTCCCCACAAATGAAGAACGCACCGCAGTTTGTTGCCTGTCGTCTGTAAACTTGGAAAACTATGACGCTTGGTCAAGAGACCCATTGTTTCTGAAAGATGTAGCAGAAATGTTAGATAATGTTCTTCAATATTTTATTGATAATGCACCCGATACTGTTGCCAGGGCTAAGTTTAGTGCCATCCGTGAACGGAGCATAGGTATCGGCGCCTTGGGTTTCCATGCCTATCTGCAAAAGAAAAATATTGCATGGGAAGGCGCTGTTGCAAAAGGAACAAACATGAGGATGTTCCGCTTAATTAGGAGTAAATTAGATGAAGCGAATATTCAGTTGGGCGAGAAACGAGGTGAAGCACCAGACGCTAAAGGAACAGGTAAAAGATTTAGCCATGTTATGGCTATTGCTCCTAACGCTTCCAGTAGCATTATTATGGGAAACACTTCGCCTTCTATTGAACCTTTTAGAGCAAATGCCTATAGGCAAGATACTTTATCAGGAGCACACCTTAACAAAAATAAATACCTCGATCAACTCATTATGGCAAAGTGTGAAGAAAACAATAAGTTGGATTATGACGAAATTTGGTCCTCAATCATAGCCAATGATGGTTCTGCACAACACTTGTCTTTTCTATCAGATGAGGAAAAAGATGTATTTAAAACGTCTATGGAAATTGACCAGCGTTGGTTAATTGAACATGCGGCAGATAGACAGAACTTTATTGACCAAGCACAGTCACTAAACTTATTTTTCCGCCCTAATGTAAACATCAAATATCTTCATGCAATTCATTATCTTGCATGGAAACAAGGATTGAAAACACTTTATTATTGCCGCTCTGAAAAACTTGGTAAGGCTGATAAAGTTTCTAAACGTATTGAAAGAGAAGTAATTAAAGAAATAGATATGCAGGCGTTGATTGATGATGAAACTTGTATCGCATGTGAGGGATAGCATACCACAAGGCAAACGTATAGGTGTTTGCGTATCAGGTGGTTGGGATAGTGCTGTTCTTTGGCATATTGTTTATGAAGAATGTAAGCGGCGGGGACAAAGTTGTCGCCCTTATACCGTCCCAAAGATAGATGGTGCAGTTAATTATGCTAACAAAGTTTTAGAGTGGTCGGGGTATCCTGGGGTAACAAACGTTGTTGGTAATGTAACCGCACAGGATCCTTCAACGTATGTAACAAGTGGGATCTATGAAATTTTTAAAAAACAATATGCAGATATTGTTTATGTGGCTGTTACAAAATACTATGATGGTATGGAGCCGGAACATGAAAGGCAACATGCCAGTCAATACAATGCAGAAGACATTTGCCTTCAACCGTTTAGTAATTTGACAAAAGATAAAACGGTGCAGATGGCTTTTGATTTAGGCATTGCAGAAGACATTATGCCTATCACACATAGTTGCACAGAACGTGATGAAGGCAGATGTGGTTATTGTCCGTGGTGTAAGGAACGTAAGTGGGCATTTGAACAAGTAAATAAAATAGACATAGGAGCTCAATAATGCAAGTCAAAATTTATTCCAGAGACGATTGTAGATTTTGCAAAGATGCAAAAGACTTTTTAACAGGCATGGACATTGGTTTTGAGGAAGAAACACAGCCTACAGGTATGGTCCCTCAAATTTATGTTGATGACAAACACATTGGTGGTTATCAAGAATTGTTAGTCTGGGCAGTAGATTATGAGCATGACATTGCTTCTTAGTGATAAAGAACTAGAAACAAGATTACTACAAAAAGTTCCTAATTGGCGGACATACAAATTAAGTATTAAGACACATCGAGGAACTTTTAGTTTATCTTGGGATAGTGTTGAGGAACTAGCTTTCTACAGCATGTTTCAGATAGGACTAGGTAATGAGAGTGTTCCTTCTTTACAGCATTTTTATGATAATCATAGCCGTAAAAGGCAGGAGGAATGGTCTCGTAATGAAAACTTAGGTGCATATAATATACCTGAAAATGCAAACGTATTGGACATTGGTTCAGGTGTCGGTATCAATAGTTTGATATTAAGTTCTTATGCTCCCTCAGCAAAAATAACATTGTTAGATAAAAACAATGGCTGGAAAGATGTTGCCGGTTTGCCCCAAGATTATTTAAATGGTTATGATGAAGATGGTTATGTTTTCTACAATGACACCAATCTAACAAAGGAGGCGATGGAAAACAGCAAAATAGAAAATGTAAAGTTTATTGTTCCCGAGGATGAATGGGAACAATATGATTTAATTACTTCTACTTGGTCATATGCGTGGCATTATCCACTTGACATATACTGGGAAAAAGTGCTAAACTATTTGAAACCTGGGGGTATGTTGATGTTGGATATTTGGCATGACAAGGACATACAAAAAATTAGTGAAGCAATGAAATCAGAACCTGAGATGTCTATACATCCTGAGAGTGGATCTGAGAGGTGCTTATGGGTAAGGCAGTAATTGCAATTACAGGGCATTCTACAGGTATAGGTAAAGCCTGTTGGGACTTGTTACAGCATGACAATATTGTGCAAGGATTCAGCCGCAGTAATGGTTATGATATAGATGATACGGATAGGATTACTAAAGAAGCGAGGGATGCTACTGTATTCATTAATAATGCTTGGAGTGAATTTGGTCAGATGCGGATGTTTGAAACAATGTTAAATTTATGGAGTAATGAGCCATCTAAAACTATTATAAATTTAGGTAGCAGATCTGCGTTTCTTAATCCATATGAAACACGCCGTCCAGAATATACAAGGAGCAAAAGACTTCTACTGAAAGACACCAGGCATTCTTCTTTACGCACAGATAAAAAATGTAGAGTCAGTATTGTGAATCCGGGTTTTGTAAAAACAAATATGTCAGCACATAATAAGGATGTTAATATGATGACACCCGAATATATTGCAGGAGTCATTAAATGGATTATAGAACAACCTATAGACATTGAAATTGGTGAAATTGGAATCTGGACAAATACTCTATGAATATATTAATGACAGGATCTTCAGGATTTATTGGCACACATTTAACGCCCTATCTTGAAAGTAGAAATCACGTATATCATCTTGAGAGCGACTTGCGAGACCATGATGATGTGAAACTTGAAGTGATAGAGTTCAACCCGGATATCATTGTGCATTTAGGTGCGCGAACAGAGGTTGAGCAAAGTTTCTATGAGCAAGTAGAATTTAGTGATATTAATTATACGGGGACAGTGAACTTAATTGAGGCTGCCTCAACAATTAAGGATTTGAAAAATTTTGTTTTTGCCAGCACCATGGAAGTATATGGACATCAGCCTATCAGTGATGACGTTTTGCAAAATATTCGTCCTAATAAATACATTGCATTTGACGAAAACACTATTCCTTACCCCAATGCACCCTATTCCGTTGCAAAGTTTGGGTGCGAAAAATACTTAGAATATGCCGGTAGATGTTATGATTTACCTTACACTATCATAAGACAAACTAATTGTTATGGTAGAAAGGATAATAATTTTTTTGTCACTGAACAAATTATTACTCAGATGTTGAAAGGCGATGAAGTTAATCTGGGTTACGCAGAACCTTACAGGAACTTTATATACATAGATGATATGCTTGAAGCGTGGACAACGATTGTAAACGCACCTAAAAAATGTAGGGGCAAACTGTTTACGCTAGGTCCCGATGAACCTATTAAGATTCGAGACTATGCGGATATGATAGCAGAAAAAATGAATTGGTCCGGGACAATCAATTGGGATACGAAGCCAAAACGTCCAGGTGAAATTTATTGGTTAAACAGTAATGGAAAGTTGCTGAAAGAAACTACAGGATGGGAACCAAAGGTCAGTCTTTCTGATGGCCTAGATAGAACTATAGAGTTTTGGCGGAGTAATGTCTAAAAAGAATTTATATCTTTTTCAACCTCAATACACGATGAATTTCCAGGGAACAACACAGAACTGGTTACCATATAGTGTTGGTTGTCTGTGGGCATACGCTATGCAACATGACTTTGTAACCGATAATTACAATCTTGATGGACTCTTTTTTGCTAGAGACAAACTTTCAGAAGTCATGGAAAAAATTAAAGACCCTGCTGTTGTGGGGTTTAGCACATATGTTTGGAACGAGCAATACAATTTACATATGGCGCATGAGATTAAGAAAAAATATCCTGACTGTATAATTTTCTTCGGCGGCCCACAAGTAAACAGGCAGGACTTATTTGATTATCCTTGGATTGATATTGTAATGTTAAGTGAGGGTGAAAAACAATTTACACAACTACTTAAAGATATACATGAGGGTAAAGATCTACAAAATGTTTATGTCGGACAACGTATCACAGATCTAAGTGAATTACCTAGCCCATTTACGACAGGTGTGTTTGATAAAATTATTGCAGACAATCCTCATATTCTATGGCAAACGCCCTTTGAAACTTCGAGAGGATGTCCTTTTTCCTGCACATTTTGCGATTGGGGTAGTTTAACATATTCCAAGGTCAAGCAGTTTGAGTTTGAAAGACTTGAAGCAGAAATACTATGGATTAAAAATAATCCTATTGCCTATATTTTTATGGCGGATGCTAACTTTGGTATATTTAAAAACAGAGATGTTGAACTAGCAAAAATGTTTCATAAACATTTGGATGATAGTCGCTTAGATAAGATTAATATTCAATTTGCAAAAAATAGTAATGACCATGTAATACAAATTGGACAGGCATTAGGAAGACTAGGTAAGGGTATTACACTTAGCCAGCAGAGTATGAGTGAAACAACTCTTGAGGAAATTAAAAGAAAAAATATGGATATCAATAAACTTGGTGAGATGTTAGAAAAAACTGAGGCAGCTAACCTTGATGCGTATAGTGAAATGATTATTGGATTGCCTGGAGAAACACTTGAATCCTGGAAGACCGGCATGGGTGAAATACTTGAAGCAGGGCAACATAACTGTGTAGAAGTTTGGTATGCACAAACACTAAAAAACAGTGAAATGTCGTCAGAGGAATCAAGAGAAAAATATGACATTAAGACTGTTCTAGTTAAGGACTATATCTTTTTGTATAATGATCCTGATGATATTCCTGAGTATGTAGAAGTTGTATGTGCTACAAAAGATATGTCTACACCTGAAATGGTTGAGGCATACATGTATTCCTGGATGATAGTTAGATTTCATGTGTATGGTTATACATATGTATTGTCAAGATATGCAAGAAAAAAAGGTATTAGTTATCGAGAGTTCTATGATAAAGTCTTTGAAAAAATTAAAGAGACAAAACATATTGACGAACACTTCCAATCTATCAGAAGAAGTGTTTCTAAATATCTTACTGAGGATCAAGCAGGTAAGGATGCAGGTAAAGGCTGGTTTAAATTGCGTAAGAATTTACCTGAACATAGACAGGAATCTGTTGCGGAGAAGGAAGAAGAAAGAGCCTTTATGTCACCTACATTAGAAGATCGTGCTAAGGGCAATTCCAACATAGCTCGTGCAAGAGCAGAGGGTAGATATGAAGAAGAAAAAAAGGAAAAAGACCCTCAAATTCTCACTGCCATGAATGAAGTTATTAAGCAAGATAAGTTAAAAAACAATAAAAAAGATAAGAAGGAAGAGGAATCTGATGAAACAGTCATGGAAACAGAATCTGCACATTCTTGGCTTTATCAGAAAGAGACGGATTTTGTTGACCACAAACTAGAAATTTATGACATTGCTTGGAGAGCATTGTTGGAATTGCTTCCTGACACACATACGAGTATCATGGAAATGCAAAGGGCCTATATGTTTGATCCTAGCCACAACTATCCATTTACTGTCAGAGGCAAAATGGATTTTATTACATTTGAAGAAACACATGATATGAATGAATACAAAGTCGAATCTAATATGACTGCCGTTGGCGGGACATATGACAATAGACGAAACAGACACCCAGCAAAAAATACACTAATTAATTTAAAACAAACGGAGGACGCCCATGGCGAAGAAATTGAACTTACAGGATGAACGAGATTATTTCAAACCTTTTAATTATCCTTGGGCGTATGAAGCATGGTTAAAACATGAACAGTCACATTGGCTACATACAGAAGTTCCTATGGCAGAAGATGTTAAGGACTGGAAAAATAAGTTGTCAAAGGCAGAACAAGCATTTTTAACAAACATCTTTCGTTTCTTTACGCAGGGTGATATTGATGTAGCAGGTGGTTATGTTACAAATTATCTGCCTTACTTCCCACAACCGGAAGTTCGTATGATGCTGTCTGGATTTGCCGCTAGAGAGGCATTACATGTTGCCGCATATTCACATCTCATTGAAACACTAGGCATGCCTGAAAGCACTTACAATGAGTTTTTAGAGTATCAAGCAATGGCAGATAAACACGAATACTTTATGGATTTGTCCAGTAAGAATGGGACTAAGGAATCAGTAGCCACAAACATCGCCGCCTTTTCTGCATTTACAGAAGGTATGCAATTGTTTTCATCCTTCATTATGTTGTTGAACTTCCCACGCCACGGTAAAATGAAAGGTATGGGTCAGATTGTAACCTGGTCTATTGTTGATGAAACAATGCACGCCGAAAGCATGATTAAACTATTCCGAACCTATGTAGAAGAAAACTTAGAGATTTGGAATGACGAACTTAAAAGTAATATCTATAACATTGCAGAAAAAATGGTAGAGCTTGAGGATAAGTTTATTGACCTTGCGTTTGCTATGGGTGATATGGAAAACCTTACGCCCGAGGATGTAAAGAAATATATTCGTTACATTGCAGACAGACGCCTTATCAGTCTGGGTATGAAGGGTATCTTTAAGGTCAAAAAGAATCCATTGCTTTGGGTAGAAGAAATGATTAATGCACCTACACATACAAACTTCTTTGAAAACAGAGCAACGGACTATGCCCGTGGTGCATTATCGGGTGACTGGCAAGATGTGTGGGGTTCAGCCGCCTAATGAAACCTAGGCTGGAGTGTATTTCCTGTGACGCAATGTTCAGTGTGCAACACGATATGGACAACCATTATTATCGTGTTGCATACTGTCCTTTTTGTGGTAGTGAGATTGAACAGGAAGAAGAATTAGAGTTTGACGATATAGATGATGAACAATGAGAAATATTGTGTAGCACCCTTTGCTTCTTTAGAAATGCACACTAATGGAGAAGACAGTCTTTGTTGCCCCTCACACAATAACCACCCTAAACTTTCAGGAAACACTATATCAGAAAGATTTAGTAGCCCCGAAGCACATCTTGTGCGGCAAACAATATTGGATGGCACCTACAAATACTGTAAGGATGCCTGTCCCTTTCTAGTATCATATAGAAAATCAGGAGAGCCCAATGAACTGTTTAGGGATAGAAAAATATTGGATACTATTGTAAACAATACAGATCCTATACACATTGTATCTGCAGAAGATAGAACATGTAATTTAGCATGTCCTTCTTGTCGAAAAGACTTTGTTCTCACCTCCGAAAATGACAGGGATATTGAAAAAGAAATTAAAGAAGTTTCACAAGGATTGAGAAGATTCACAACGTCTGGTTCCGGTGACCCGCTTTACAATAAAAGAACACTTAACTTTCTAAAAAACATAAAACAGGAGGATTATCCTAATTTAGAAGTAGTTGAAATATGGACAAATGGTATTCTCCTAAACGAAGAAACCTATGACTCTATCAAGCACTTGCCTTTAGAAATACAAATTTCCATTGATGCCGCATATGAGGAAACATATAACATAGTTAGACGAGGCGGTGCTTGGAATGTTCTTATGCGTAATCTACAATTTCTTAACACATCAGACCTCAAATCTATTCTCTTGTCCTGTCTTGTGCAGAAGCAAAATGAAAATGAAATTGTAGACTTCTATAGACTAATGGAACGTATTTTTACAAATACTGAAACAAAATACTATTTCTTTACAATAGAAAATTGGCATATGTCAGATGACACATACAAAGAACATTTGCCGAACCCTATTGCATTAGAAAGAATTAAACAAGAGTTGTCTGAACACATTGTAAGTGGGAAAATAACGTGTAATTTATAGCCATAAATAGTGTATGGCAAAACGGAAACCTAAAGAGAAACAGGTTCACCGAGTTTATTGCACATACTTCCCGAATGGTAACTATTACATAGGTTATTCGGGTAAGAAGCAGAAACTGTATGAAAAGTATTTTGGCTCATCTAAGTATGTGCTGGAATATGAAGGTGAATTGACAAAAGAAACTATTGCAGAGTATGAGAAAAAATCTCATGCCAAGATGCAGGAGTTTTTGTTGCAGTGGCAACAACGTCACGATAAACGTTGTCTAAATTCAATGCTCAATATTAGGTTAAACAAGGAACCACTGGCAGACTTTGAGCCAGTAGAATGGGAGCCAAAATCATGGGATATGTAGCATTACTATTTGCATCTGCTTTGGGTGTATCTGCGGTTGCAGGTTATTTCTCTATTGTAGGTTTGATGGCAATTTTTCCTGCCGCCGCAATATCTATTCTTGCAATGGGTATAGTTCTTGAGATTGCCAAACTGGTCACTGCCTCATGGTTATATCAAAACTGGGAACGTGCTAATCTATTGATGAAGATATATTTTGTTCCTGCAGTGGTTATTCTATCTATTATTACGTCTATGGGTATTTTCGGATTCCTATCTAAGGCACATATTGACCAGGGAGTGGACAGTGGTGACGCAACAGCAAAAATTGAGAGGATTGACAATCGCATTAGGGCCAACGATCGTGAAATTGCAAGGTCGCAAAAGACGTTGGACGGGTTTGATGCAACGCTTGATAGATACACAGAGTTGGGATATGTTACTCGCGGCCTTGATGAAAGGCGAGAGCAAGCCCCGGAACGTGAAGCAATGCGTGATATCATCACGAAAGCAGAAAAAGAAAATGATACGTTATATGACGAAAGGTCGGAACTATCAGCCGAGGTCAGGGCGTTTGAAGTCGAGGTTGGTCCAATCAAGTATATCGCAGACCTCATTTACGAAGACGGCAGGGAGAACCTTGAGGAAGCGGTAAGGGCAGTAATTATTATGCTTGTGTTGGTGTTTGACCCACTTGCTATTCTGCTTGTTGTTGCGGCTAACATGCAACTCAACTATGCCACAGGTAGACGTATAGAGTTTATGTCACTTGATGATGTTGCAACAGAAACAGCCGAGGAACTTATTGAGCCTGAACCAGAAGAAGCACCTGCAGAACAAATAGAAGCAGTTGAAAAGGTTATGGAAGAAGATAAGGAATTGCTTGCAAAGATTGGTGATGGTGACACACTTAATCCTGCCGAAAGAAAACGTTTTACAGATTTAGAATGGTTGATTGATAAAAAGCGTAAAAAGTAAATGTTCGTAGAAAAATATCCTTTTACAGAGATAGGTGACTATCTTAATAATACAGTTGCACCTAAAATATTTCACCAACTTGATTATAATCTTGACACGAATAAAACTATATTGCACATGGCGATGTGGCCGTGTCATTTTGATACACAGGACTTCTTTACACAATTTACTGACGAACACATAAAATTACTACAGGATGGGCGGGCTATTCTGTATATAGAATTTATGAACGACCCTCACCAAAAACAAGAGCAGGTTGATACAATTAGAAAGTTATGTGAAAGAAGGAATATAGATTGTAATTTGATAATTATGCTTGTCAGTAATCCAAATTTGACAGACCCCGATATAAAATTTATCTGTGAGTATGACGCAGGCACACAACTAGGCGTTATGTTTGGTATGATGGGCTTTAGTTTTAGGTCAGAAATGTTTATAGGACATGAGGGTGAGAATAGTTTAAATAATTTACATAGACGTTTGGGTGCAGTGCGTCACCATGATATACTTCTTACTTCATATGAGGAACAACTACAACATAAGAAACAGTATGGGGCAAAGGATTTTATGCTCTTACAACGCTCTATACGCCCTCATAGGAACATCATATACAATAAACTTGTAGGGGCAGGGTTATGGGAAAACAATAATTGCTCTTACATACACAAAGGTATATTTTTACCAGATGAGGAAACAAAGCTAAGACAAATACAAGTGACCAGGGATTTTGAAAAAATATGGTATCATAGACCCTATGTATTAGATTCCTGGGTAGTTTGTGTTAGTGAATCTCATGATTATAGTCATTTCCCTTGGATATCTGAAAAATGGTATCAGGCGATGATTAACAGTATGCCTATGATATTTTTAGGACCTCAAAACTCTCTTGATTTATTTCGTGATTTTGGCTTCAAGACGTTTGACAAATACTTCAATGAATGTTACGATAAACAATCTTCTTTTGAGGATAGAATGAATGAGGTTGTTACGTTGTTGAGGAATATAGGAAGCATAGATGACAAATTGTCCTGGTATGAATCTATGAGAGATGTCATAGAGCACAATTACAATCATGCAATAGATTTTTATACACCCTCACCCAACAAATACTTAGATAACTTTGTAAAACTTTTTAATAACGCTCTTAGGAGTATTGGATAATGGAGTATAATATGCAAGATATTGTTGAAACTTTAAAAACTCAGGTTGTTGAAATTACATTTAACAAACTTGATGGCACCGAACGTGTGATGAATTGCACGTTGCAGGAGAATGTTGTTCCGGTAACAACAGGTAAATCTCGTGCTACAGATAAGAACCTAGTTGTGTTTGATGTTGACAAACAGGGCTGGCGGACCATTGTGGCGGACCGAATCACAAAAGTAACGGCTTGACTTTACGGACAAACTCCTATAATATATACAGTATTATAGAAGGAGTCCTTTATGGCACGACAACCAGAAAAATTTGAGCGGAAGAAAATCCGCAAACGGCGCAAACCTATGTCGCCGGAACAAAAAGCGGCGGCAGTAGAACGTCTGGCTAAGGCTAGAGCAAAACGTGCCGCCGCAAATCCCCCTACATATAAGAATGTCCATCCAGATGTAGTTGCTATACCTGATGATGGTCATTTGTCACTTGCAAAGGTTCGTAAGTGGATTAAACACAACCGAGAGCTTCTCAAGGAAGAACGTTCTAGTTTACGAGCAGGAGTAAAAGGCTCTGAGGCTAAAGTTAAAAGCCTCGAAGGCTATATCCGTAATATGGAAAAGTATTTACGAGACGGTGATTGGTGTGACGACTTTTGGGGTGAAGAACAACAGACTAAAACAAAATGGCGTTGCATGGCAATGGCGTATGATAAAGACGGCAATCCTAAAAGAACACAGGGTGTTTACTATGAGGATCTCGGATATCGTTGGGGCTTTGAACCCGAGGAGGAAGAGGCATGATTGTAGTTGATTTTAATCAGACAGCCATTAGTAATCTGATGGCAGAGCTTCGTGGTCGCACAGATATAGAAGTGAATGTGCCTTTATTGCGGCATATGATTATCAATGCTATACGAGGTTATCGTAACAGGTTCCATGAAGAATATGGTGAGATTGTTATTGCATGTGACAACCGACATTATTGGCGGCGTGATGTGTTTCCTCACTACAAAGCCTCACGCAAGAAAACACGAGAGTCCAGTGGTTATGATTGGTCTTCTATTTTCGATGCTCTACATATGATACGCAATGAGTTGGATGAGTATTTTCCTTATCCTTTTATTGATGTTGACGGTGCGGAGGCTGACGATATTATTGGCACACTTGCAGAATACAGTCAGACACAGACAACGCCAGGTAAACTATTTGACGAGGCAGAACCTTTTCTAATTATCTCTGGTGACCATGACTTCCAACAGTTACAAAAGTGGGAGAACGTAAAACAGTGGTCGCCTATTAAGAAGGCGTTTGTTAAGATTACTGAACCTGCACATGCAGTCCTCATGGAGCATATTATCTCAGGTGATAAGGGTGATGGTGTTCCTAATATTCTTAGTCCAGGTGACACATTTGTAGAAGGCAAGCGTCAACGTCCTATTCGTAAGACTGTATTGGCTGAATGGAAGTTACAGAAGCCTGAGGAATGGGTGTCAAGTGATATGGCAGCACGTTACAATCGTAACAAACAATTGGTTGACCTGTCAATGACTCCAACCGAAATTAAAGAAGGTGTCATAGAGTCATATGAGAAACAACTAAATAAAGATAGAAGCCAACTTCTAAATTACTTTATAAAGTATCGTTTGAAAAACATGATGGACGTATTGGAGGATTTTTAATGTCAGATACTAATGGTGTGTTCGGTGAATTTACACAAGAAAAAGCCGATAAATATTCCCGTGAAGAATATTCTGTTTATGAATGGGTAGGTAAACATCTTCACAAAAAAACATATACCCGCAAATATTTTCCTGGTTCCGTTAATGGATACTCGGATTCTTTTGTCAGTGAGAAACTATAATGGCTAGAAAATTTAGACAATTTAATGATGCTCTTGACTGGGTATTTGAGGAAACCAAAAAAGACGAGCAAATTGCACGGCTGAAAGAAGTCGCATCAGCCAACCAAACAGTTGTTCCTTTGGTGCGTATTGGTGTCGGTGCTGAAAAAGTTGAGTGGGGTCTGCCTGAGGGTATGCCTGAAACAGCTAAATTGCAAGAGGATTTACCTGAAGGTATGGGTGAAACAACAATACAAATAGAATGGCGCCGTATCAAAACTTTCCTGGATCCTAATAGTAATCTACGCAATTTGCCGCCGTGGAAACAGGAAATGAATTGGATGCAGATCCTAGAAGGACTACATCCTACAGAGGCTAAAATTCTTACCGCAGTTAAAGATGGTGTGTTGCTTAAAATGTATCCTAAACTTGAGAAACTTTTAACGGATCTTGGTATTACAGAATACAATAAGCCGCCTGAAAAGAAAACACGCAAGCCACGTAAGAAGAAAACAGCCTAGTCAGGACGATACGGATCGTAGTTACGACCCCATTGCCAGCCCTCAGGTAGTGCGTCAGTTGCAGGGACTAGATGTTTTGTGCCGTTGGGCTCTACACACCAGCGCCTTGTGGGTCGATTAAGAGCAGACTCCTTAATCTTTTGTATTGACTCTGTTCTGTGTTTACGCCCATACATTGGGTTGAACTCACCTCGTCTAGTGCCTGTCATTGTTTTGGACACTTTATCACGAAACTCTTGAGAGCGTCCATTTATTACAGCAGGGTGATTATCACCTAGTTTTGCTTGTCGGATACGTTCTCGACCTTCAGGTGTATGCCAAGCGGTTCGATCACGGCAACGGTCAACAATAGGAAGATTTTGTTTGTTTAATGGTATGACATATTCCCGGACTAATTCAACATTAGACTTTTGGATAAGCATCTCCCGTGGCTTAGGCACATCCTGCAATGTATTCTCATCTACAATCCAGAATTCTTTGGGTGTTTTAAAAAGAAAAAATTTATTCGCTCGTGCCATTAATAAACTTGTTGCGATATTCTGCAACACCTACATGCCAAGGAACCCAGCGGTCATAATGTTTGCCGCCTTCTTTTACATACTTGCCTTTGCGTTTCGCGACCTGTTTATCCAGTGCTGTTTGAAGAATCGATCTTTCTCTACGCATCGCTTTACAGATATCTTTACGAACATTTCTACGCTCGCCTTTAGAAGTATAGTTATTACCCTTAGATCTTTTACCCTTTGCCATCATAATCTCCATATAAATAAAATAACATATTCAAGGTATTTATAAAGTTGAAATAAGACAAAAAAACACTTGACATTAGGACCAAAATATGCCATTATATGGTATAGTTAGATAGTTAAGGAGTTACTTATGACAATGTTTCAAGCAGATATTACAGTAGATTATGCAGATGGTTCCCGCGGAGGAAAAGTAATTTATGCCTCTTCCCGCGAGCAAGTTATGGACGATGCGTTCTATTTTGTTACTCAGCAAGTTACTGAATGTCGTGAGACTGACAATAAAGTTGTCGAATATAAAGTTAAATCGAAAGTATCTAAAAATGTCTAGTAAAAGCCATGCCAAACTAGTGGATGAGATCCAAGAAATAGTTTGCGATAACTACAATATTGAATGGGAAGAAGTTGCCAAGGTTCTTCGGGTGAAATTCAGTGGTCCATTGGCAGATTATGCGTCTGCTCTCGGACATAGATTATGGGTAGAAATACAAAATGACCTAATGCTTGAGGAATCCTATGACGGGACTTATTAAGTTCCTCCTAATTACCGCAGTAATACTTACTATTCTATCATTGCCAATGATAGCCGCAGTATATGACAAGCCATATACTTACAAAACGGTAGGTAAAACAGAGAATCCGCAGTCAGTTGGAATCCATACCATACACAAAGAAAAAGATAGAAAGTGCATAGGCGCATGTCAGGTGATTATGACAGGTGTTGCTCTGGAAGTATTGGGTGTGAATGTGTCAGGCACGGTTCGCAGTATAGGTAAAAAAGTGCTTGACATTATCCTATAAAGAGTGCATAATAAGGTATAGTTAGATGAAAGGAACTATTTTATGGCATATATTGGAGCACAAGAAGTTAAGGTAATTCGTCAGAATCTTAAGCAGACGTTTCCTGATTGCAAGTTCTCAGTTCGCAAGTCTTCAGGGGGTCACTCTGTAGATATTGCATTGTTGAAAGGTCCTGAGTTTGAGGTAGTTACTACTCGTATTCATGGTGAGGAACGTGAAGTGAACCTGAATGAAGGTCATACACCTATTAATCATCACCATACAAAACGTTTCTATGGTGAGAAAAATGCAGAGTTCTTTGATAAAGTTACTAGCATTGCAAAAGGTGATACATGGTATGACCGGTCAGATATTATGACTGATTATTTCGATACCGCCTACTACATTTCAATCAGTGTTGGTATGTGGGACAAGGATTATGAAGTTGCTTAAAAATAAAATAATATTAACAGACATTGATGGTGTTGTTCTAGACTGGGAAGAAGGATTCCTGGTCTGGATGCAACACATGGGACATGATTTGGTTGACGGCTACGAATACCTGTATGGTGTGGACAAACGGTTTGGATTGGCTAAGGAAGTTACAGACCAATTGGTTCGGCAGTTTAACGCATCAGCGGCTATAGGCTTTTTGCCGCCCTTGCGTGATGCACAATATTATATCAAGATGCTACATGAGAAGCACAAATACAAGTTTTTAGCTGTCACTAGCCTGTCATTGGATCCGTATGCACAAAAATTACGGACACGGAATCTGGGTAAGTTGTTTGGTAAGAACACGTTTGAGGACGTTATTTGCTTGGACACAGGCGCAGATAAGGATGAGGTTCTTATAGAACTATCAGAGAAATACCAAGGTTGTTACTGGATTGAGGATAAAGTTACGAATGCTCAGTTAGGTGGTCACATTGGTTACGATGCTTTATTAATGGAGCATGGTCACAATATGAAAGC